TGGTGCGGACTATATTTGGTTGATCTTCACATATGGTGTAGGAACAGCCTTTGGGTGGTACATTGGCAATAAAAAGAAAACGGAAGATATTATTATGCTTGTGGTTGATGACCTTATTGAACATGAATATATTAAGGTCAGACGTAAAGATAATGATGAGGTTGAACTTTTGAAACATTGGGAAGATTTATGATTGTGATTTTTAACGGTCCTCCGGCATCTGGTAAGGATGCTGGGACCGAATATTTTGCTAAGAATTTTGAATATGAACATCTCAGTTTTAAATATCAACTGTTTAAGGAAACATTTAAACTGTTCGATGTATCCAAAGATTGGTTCATGGATGGCTACCATGATCGTAAGGTGAAGGAAGCACCTTCGGCACAACTTGGTGGTCTGTCTCGTCGTGAAGCAATGATTTATACTTCCGAAAAACATATTAAACCAAAATATGGGAAATCGTTCTTTGGCGATAAAGTTTCCGAGGAAATTGATGTTAATAAAAACTATGCAATTTCAGATGGTGGCTTTATGGAAGAACTGTATCCGATTATAAATAAAGTTGGATACGATAATATGGTATTGGTTCAATTGGTTCGTGATGGTTGCTCATACAGTTCAGATTCCCGGCGTTATTTCAATGGAAAGCCGCTTGAGGAATATGTAATCTCCCACGAAACAGATCTTATTAAGGAACACCTCCTTCCAGAGGAAATTCCTATTTTGACATATCGGATTCATAACAATGGATCACTACCAGATTTTTATAACATACTAGATGAAATACACAATAAACTAAACTGAGGAATATATTATGACTGATAATCGTGACACCACTATCCCTGATCGTGACACAATCGTGACATCACTAAAGGAAGGCGTTTGCATTGTAAACTTCACCAAGCAATCTGGAGAAGAACGTGTAATGCAATGTACTCTTAAAGAGGACCTTCTCCCCCCAGCAGATAAAGCAGATCCTTTAACACAGAAAAAAGTTCGTTCTGTTACTGAGGAAGTTGTTGTTGTCTGGGATATTGAAAAACAAGGTTGGAGATCCTTTCGCGTGGATAGTGTAAAAACTTTTTCAGCGGTAGCAATTTAAAATAAAAAAGGTAAAAAATATGAGTTGTTTATATAAGGGACAAGTTGTAGAATCGGAACTGTCTGCAAATGCTCGAGGTGGTACCGAAATGATGAGGGATCGGCTATTAAATAATGCTGATCCAGAGCTTCTAAAGCAAGTTGCAGTTCATCTTTCTCGACCTCGTGAATTGTATGAGGATGTTCCTAATATTCTCTGGTGCCATGATTTGGCCGAGGATCCTGAAAACGAAAGATTAAAGGACGGTGGTTGGAAAGATTTTGATCATTTTGTCTTTGTTTCGGCATGGCAACGTGATCAATATGTGCTTCGGTATGGAATTCCTTATTCAGAGTGTACTGTGATCTACAATGCCATCGAAAAGGAGTATTTGCCCAAAGAAAAGAACACAGATACGGTTCGCTTCATTTATCACACGACACCACATCGTGGTTTAGAATTATTGATTCCTATTTTTGAGGCTCTTTCTCAAAAGTTTGAAAATATCCACCTTGATGTATATTCTGGGTTTGACATTTATGGCTGGGCAGAACGTGATGAGCCATATAAGGGTCTTTATACTCGGATTGATTCACATCCAAATATGACATATCACGGTGTCCAAGATAATGAAACCGTTCTGAAGGCTCTCGAGGATGCTCACGTATTTCTATATCCTAATATTTGGAGAGAGACCTCTTGTATTGCATTGATTGAGGCTATTAAAAGTCAAGTCATTTGTATTCATCCAAATCTTGGTGCTCTACCAGAAACGGCTACAAATGCTACAATCATGTATGACTTCAACGAAGATCCAAAAATTCATGCAAATTATGCATTTGCAATTACTGCGCAACTTCTTGTCGCAATGCAGCAGGATCCTAACTATTTCAATAAATGGACATATTCAGACCGATTTGCCTTGGCGAGGAATAATGTACAATCGTTCTCAACTGTGTGGAATCAAACTCTTAGGAATCTAACAGATGACTGATAATATTATCCAGTTCCCAAAACTAGGACCTGGACCGTCCTCTCCTGAAGAGGTTGCAGAAATGCTACAGGAATATAAGGAAGATTTTGCAAATGAAATAGCTGAAATGCTGTGGAATCATGTAATTGGTGAATTGCATAGAGCCGGTTGTGACTTCCATACTGATATGAATAAATTTTTTCCTTCAATGATGTTAGTATTGGACTCTATTCGGTCTTTGCATTTGCAATCACAGGGTGTATCTCACCCACTTCAAGAAGTTGCTAGACAGTCAATCCATCCAGACGACTTAAAAAAATTGGTTGACATAAGTGAAGAATTGGATTAATATAAAGGTAATGTGAAAAATAACGGTGTAATATTATGGCTATACTAATTGATTATAACCAAGTTATGTTGGCAAATTTATTTGCTAGTATTGGTAATCATACTAATGTGGAGGTTGACGAAAGTCTTATCCGGCACATGTTTTTAAGTTCTCTTCTAAGAATTCGTAAAAAATTCAACGAGGAATATGGTGAGATTGTTCTGTGTGCCGACAGTAAAAATGTCTGGCGTAAAGAGGTTTATCCTTATTATAAGGCAAACCGTAAGCGCAGCCGTGACGAATCTGATTTGGATTGGAATCAGTTGTTTAATGTGATGCACAAAATTCGTGACGAGGTACGTGATAATTTCCCTTATAAAGTTCTATGGATTGAGCACTGCGAGGCGGACGATATTATTGCAACAATCTGTCACGATCACGGTACTGAACTCAATACTGGTTCCGAAAAATATCTTATTGTGTCAGGTGACAAGGATTATATCCAGTTGCATGTCTATGCAAATGTGGCTCAATACGATCCAATTCGTAAGCGGTGGATCAAAAACAATGATCCGAATAAATATCTTCAGGAACATATTTTGAGAGGCGACTCTGGCGACGGCGTACCTAACGTACTGTCTCCGGACAATTGTCTTGCCTTAGGTGAACGTCAGCGTCCTATGACATCAAAACGACTGAATGTATTACTTGAAGGTACTGAAAATATGGACGAGGAAACACTTCGTCGGTATCACAGAAATAGAATGATGATTGACCTCAACGAGGTGCCTGAAAAATATAAAACCATAATTCGAACCGAGTTTAACAAGGAGAAAGATATCGGTAGAGAAGGGCTATTTAATTATTTTGTAAAAAATAAATTAAAGAATCTTATGACTGATATACAGGATTTTTAACAATGAGACTTTCAATATCTGAAATTATAAACAAGGCCGCTGCCGAAAAGAAAAAGACCGATAAAATTGAGGTACTGAGGAAGAACGATTCCTCGGCTCTCAGAACAATTCTTCGTCTTATGTATGACGATAGAGTAAAATTTCTTGTTCCAGATGTAGCACCGCCTTGGAAGAAAAATGAATATGAGGACGAGGCCAAGCCTATGCTGTTTTCTGAAGCTCGTCGATTGAAAATTTTTGTCGAAGGTGGTGGTTACGAAACCCTAAATCAAATCAAGCGTGAAACATTATTCATTCAGTTACTGCAAGACATTGATAATGATGATGCTGATCTATTAGCACACAATATGATTTCACAGACTCCAGTTAAAGGATTGACTCGAAAAACCATTGAAGAGTCGTATCCTGATCTTTTCACTTCACCATTAAAAATTTAAGGATCATTAGGAAGAAAAATGGCAAAGCGATATAAGAATCTGCGCAATGGTACCCCAGGCTATGATGACGAATGGGGTCCTAAGAACGAGGATCGTTGGAAGGAAAAACAGCGCGGTAAGCGGCGAAACCAAAAACGCAAGAATAAGCATCGTGAAAAGTTCCAGAACTTCAAAGACTTTAACGAAAAATATTAATTTTTTTTAAAAAAATGGTTGACTTTTTACCTAACATGTATTATATTATTAATATAAGGTAAAAAAAGGATATAATATGTGTGTAAGTGATAAAGTGATCCTTGTGGATTGTGACGGCGTTCTTCTTGATTGGGAATATGCCTTCGATGCCTGGATGAAACGGCATGACTACAAAAAGGTAGTTGAAGGTGAATATGAAATGGATGTGGCGTACGATATGCCTAAAAAGGAAATCAAGCGACTAATCCGTATGTTCAACGAGAGTGCTACAATCCGTAAATTACCACC